AGAGCGTCAGCGATCTTGACCTCGTAATGCCCGTCGCTCTGCTTGTAGTCAGCCCACGATTCTCGTTCTTTGATAGAGCCGTTGGCGGAAAGATATTCGTGAGCCCATGCCGACTTGTATCGGGCTTCTTTTTTTGCTTGATCCACTGCTAAGACTTCAAACGCTTCGGTGTGTTCTTCAAGTTCTTCAACCAGACGAATAATGTTGTCGTCTATTTCAATTGGATTGATCGGAGCGGATCTCACAGGAGTCCTTCTTCTTTCGCTATGGCGTTCAAGCGTTTTGCTTCTTCTTCCCAATCAAACTTGTCTATTGAGTTCCGCTTGAGAATAAGTTCGTCAAACATGTCGTCACCGATCTTGTCGATCGTGAAGATCCCGAACTCCACGGGATTGTCGGTGAAGAACCGATGACATGAGGCGCACAAACAGAACGCATTATCCAAGTCCGTTCGGGTCCATGAGTATTTTCTAGAGATGATATGGGCGCACTGTAGAACATGCCCAGATCCACACTTCTCACATCTTCCACGGGATCTGACAATCAGGGCGTGCAGTTTGGTCGCCTTGCCCTTTGCCCCCTTGCCATAGATGTTGCTCATTCATCGCACGCTTTCCAATATCTTGTCTAATCTTAGCGCACCCTGCTTAACATCTAGGGATTGAACCGCTTCCAAATTTGCTAATGCTTCTGATTGTCGGACTTCTGGATCAGACAAGCGTTCAAGATGCTTTTTCCAGTCTATGAATTTTTTAGCAAGTCGTCCCGCTCCATACTCCTGCTTTAAGCGAACATATTCTGAAATCTTAGACGCAATAAAAGGAACCCCTGCCGCTATGTATTCCAAAGGTTTGATCCAAGACTTGGCGTGATTGAAGGGGATGTCGTTGAGTGGGGCTACTCCAACATCAAACGTCAACATCAATGGAATTTTCGTTGGTGAAACCATCGGGAATAGTGTCACCCGACTCTGCTCTACGCCGACTTCTTCCCAAAAGAGAGGGTTTCTGGAATTGTGTCCGGTGTGGTGGAAAGAAAATCGTTCTGGATCGGAGGATGAATAAACACTACGCAAGCAATCTAAGTCGCCGCTACGATGCCCGGTAGAACCATGCCAACCCACAATGATTGGACCTTCAACATGCTTTCGGCGATAAGGCGAGTAAGCGTCGAAGTCAACACAGTTTTCCAATAAGGCTAGGTTCTTGACGCCTAACACTGCTTTGGCATTATCAGCAAGAAATGGAGTAGAAACTACAACTAGGTCCGAGAAAGAAAGAACCTGTCGATAAAAGTCACTATTCTCTTCCTTGTTGTTTTTTGGATCAAGAACAACCTTCGCTCTGTGACGATGATGTAAGCCCCAATACCAATCATCCAAGTCGTTTATAATAATTTGACCGTTGGCTTGCGCCCTGCGGATATTGTCTGGAATATCCCACATCATCCAGCGCTGCATATAAACTATATCGCAGTCAAGATGGTGCTGACCACTGGTGTCTGTGACACCAAATACTTCTGCGTTTTTAGAATAAACTAGAGTTCCAATAACGTGATTGGTTTTAAGATATTTCGAATATTGGCCGATACGGATCCAGCCTGATCCTCCCATGCAGGGGGTACCGTCTTCTTCCGTAACGGTTAGGGACCAATCTGCGCTGGCAAAACCTACCTTTACCAATTTTCAAGTTCATTCTTCAATCCGACAAAACCCCAGTCTCCGTCCATGGCTTGCCAAAGGGCTTGATCTATGGGGGTCGGTTCGAAATCATATTGAACCATTAGGGCTTGGTGTTCTTCAATAGCCCTTCTGAGGAAGTCGGCCATTTTTAAGTCTGGGTCTTGACTGTCTTCCCCAAGGGCAAGCATCCTGTCGGCTTCGGCCAATCGCTGTTGAACGTAAAAGCGAAACCGGTTGACCTTTGTTCGCTTTTCGTCGGCCGTGATCTTGAAATCTGTAATCAGGTGGCTAGGAAGATACTGAATAGATGTACTTTCATCTTTGGCTAGTCCTTCTATTTGCTCATCTAGATTCTGTATGAGTTTTAAAAGAGATCCCCGCCAAGCATTTTGATTAGAGGGGAGTCGTATGTATTCAGCCTTTTCAGGCGAAATCTGATTTTTAACATCTTCCGAAACCAGTCGATCAAATTCTTGACTATCCATATTATATTTTCTCCGTTAAGACCACGCTGGGCAGATGGACTTATATGCACACCAGTTACACAATGGACCCGTCTTGGTTGGAAACACTCCGGTGTTACATCCGGCTTGAACCCCATCCCAAGTTTGGTCGATTAGTTTTAAAACCGTCTTTCGCCGCTCAGGTGTGGGGGCGTATCTTTTAAACTCTTTGAACTTTACATACATTATTTCAGCGTTGCTAACTTCTAAATCATTCAAACGTTCAAGCATCTCTACATAAAGAACGATTTGAAAAATCTTATCACCCTCATACTGAGGCTTAGAAACTTTTCCGCTTTTGTAATCCGTAACAGTTAGAGATCCATCTTCTTCCTCAGTCCAACGATCAATGAACCCCAAGAGAGGAACATCGTTGATGGAAGCAGAGAACTTGTCCTCTATCCCACGGATCTTAACATCCGGTGGATTCTCCATGCCGAAAACGTTTTCGACACACCACCATGCCTGCCAACGAAAGTCGTTTATATTCTTGATCCGAACTGTGCTGGTTTCTTCTATGAACTTATTTTCCCACAGTTCCCGAGCGATCCGCCTCGCCTCCGGAATTGTTCGATCTTCCGGATCCAACGCATAAAGCCCTTCCAGAATTTCGTGAACGAACGTTCCCAAAATCATTGCCTCTGAGGTGGGTTCCGGTATTCGATCTATGCGGGAAAATCTATATCGAAGAGGACACTGTTCATAGGTCGTGATACTAGAAGCAGATAGATGTGTAGGTAATGGCAGGGCCGTCATACCAGATAACCATGAGACAAACTGAAACCGGCAGGTCCGACAGACGGTGCGGCGGGCACGCTCAGAGTCGAACCGGGACATTCGTTTACGTTGATCGGTTCAATGGTTTCTACAACTTCTACAATTCTGGAATGACCGTCTCTAAATATTTCGGCTCCGTCGATCAGGGCTTTGAGGTCCGCTTTGGAATCCAGCATTGACGGTGTAATCAGGTTTCCGTCGGTTGGAAGGGCGTTGGCGATGTTCTCCATCGCCGCCTTGGTCTCCACTTCCAAGTGACCCTCACCACGGATAGCAGCGTCGCAAATGGCGGGCCGAAGATCCACCGTCAGGATTCCACCGTCCAAACTGATTACAGAGTCAGCGATGAGTCCAAAATCTAAATAGTCAAATTCGGCTTGTTCAATAAACGCTTTACGTTCTACACCGGCAACCGGAGGCATGTTGCGCCGTCGCACTCCATCGGCTCGTTCCTTGAACCGTCGAACCATGGCCTCCAAGTCCAGTATTTCTTTCATTTTCTTTCTAGCATCTTTCTGTGTTTTTCATTCTCCGCCTCAAGGGCTTCTTCCTTCTCTCGAAGGTACTTCTGATATTCCTTTTCCCGCTCAACCATAATCTGCTTGTGTGTATAGGTATCAAACAATTGTTCAATGCCCATCAGTAAGTCTCCGTTTCTTCGTTGGTTACTTCTTCTGCTCCCAGCGTAAGTCGAATAACTTCAACCTGTGCTTGCTCAAAGATGTCGGCTAGCATTCCGCGGTTGGGCTTTTCTCCAAATCCCATCTCCACAAACCAACTTCGAAACCCGTTCTTCTTGTCGTCATCCAAGTTCTTAAAATTGTTGACGAAAACTTCCCACTGCTCCTGAGGAACGGGATAAGACTCTTCAATCTCTAATGCCAACGCTTCTTCGCTGCGAGCCAGATGGAGTGCGATGCCCAACCCCTGACATGCCTTTTTGAACGCGTCCGACACAGCCGTTTTAAAATCATTGCCAAGGTCCATGACCCCGCCAGACTTCATTATCTTGATCTTTGCTCCACCGTACTGTTCCTTAACGGCGGTTGTTCCATCGACGGTTGCAGTAACTCGGACATGAGCAATCACATGCTCTTTGTATTCAGGTTGGACATGACACTTCAAAACTTCATAGTTCCAATTGTTGGGTCCAAGAACCTTGTTTAGTCGAGCCACATATTCGGCCACGGCAACGTAATCAAACTGGCGTCCTCCGACGGAACGCTGGTAGATGAGCGTGTCATCAAACGGCTCTGCCAGTTGATCGGCCTGTGACTTATCAGACATTATTACTCCTATAGATAAGGTTAGTTAGCGGTTCCCCGACTTCACAGAAGTCGTCCGGGTCAATCCCAAGTTCCTTCAATGCCCCAACTCTCCAGTAAGAAGGTGCTGCATACTCAAGCAGTTCCTTGATCATCTGTTGGGCACTCTTTAGAACTTCACCGGTATCCATATCAATGGCGCTGTCAGAAATCCTTTTAGCGACCAGCGTTGCCAAAGTGTCGTGATCCCACTTTTTGCGTGGTTGCCCGGTTTTGGTTTCCATAGAGAACTGTTGATTCTGAAAAGGACTGCGGTCCCAATCGGACTTCAACAATATCTCTGACGCTTCTTTCTGTAACGAGGCAATGGTTTTCTTAGCCTCACCGATTATGAACCCAAGAAAAATGAGTCGCATAGTTCGTTCTGGATCGTCGGTGTCACGCTCATGGTGAATCGCCTCGTCCAGTTTGTCAAGCGAGGCTTGCAGATCCTCTTGAAGACCCATGTCTCCTCCTCTAGTAGTAGTACACGAGGACGATACCAGAGCCAAACGACAAAGGCAACTTTTCTGTCTCCCCAACACCGGCTGGGTTGACATGTGTCACAACATTAGAGGATTTTTAGTACCGGCAAACCTCAGAAATCCTGTAAGATCGACTCTTCGTGCTAAAATCGAGAAAAGATGAGATGAAGAAACTAATAAGCCTTTTAAAAAAGATGCAACCCCGAACCACGACTTACTACTACCACGGTCAAGTCTTAACTGACGAACTGGAGCGGGAAATGATGAAAGCGTACATGGGTGTCGGATTCAGGGGTAAACGCTTCTAGTTGACAAAATCCGCCACAGCCGAACAGGTGTTCGATTTTTTGTAATTAATTAATAACCTAATTAATTAACGAGTAGAACAAAGAACAGAAGAGATCGTTACTCTGGGAGCACGAGGGCAGGAGTTCTTGGCCCTCCAAACGGAGAGCCAAGATTTACTCCGGTCACAGTCGGACTGTCGTAAATGGCACCTTGCGCTTTGAACAGAAGCGGTCGGCCAGCGGGCATCCACACTTCATCCGATTTCGTTCTGGTACTGGTGCTGACTGCTGCCGAGTTCCACCATGAAGTGTAGGTCAGGGCGCCCTACCATGGGGCGTGAAAATTCCATGCCCCTCTAACGGGCGAACGACGTTGGTTAGACGACGGGCACGAAGCCGGAGCGCTGACCATATCCGAGCGTTGACGAGGAAGTCAAGGATTAGACGATGATTTGTACCCTGCTGCGTTGGCCGTATCCCAAACCGGCGGCTTCCGTAAAGCATCCGGAGGTGGCGTCAACCTGATCGTCGTGCCACGATGATTCTGGAAAGGTCGCCATCTCGTCAAGGTAGTCGGTAATCCATGGCCCGCGGACCAGACGGACGTTGCCATTTGCTAGGGCCGCTGAGAGCGGTTTGGCCCGAACGACCTTGTTGCCAGTAGACCTGATTCCCAAGAAGTTACAACCGGGGAGGACGTAGCGCGCGTACTGGTCAACAAGGTTTTTACCGCTGCTGCCCGGTTCCTGCTCCATACGAATGGCAACATGGGGGCCGTCGATTTGGGCGGTGTCTGAGATGAGTCGCTCCACTACGTCACCCTTTCCTCGAACGCGCTGTACGTCGATGACGTAAAACACGCCTTGGTCAAACACCCCGAGGACGCCAACGGTCCAGTCTGGGTCAGGGTTGACGTTGGACGGTTCCGTGGAGGCTAGGTCCCAAAATCTGACGTATTCAGGTTGTTTGAAGTCGGGGAGGTCCGTGGGTTCGATGATGACGAATGCTTCTCGGTCGAAAAGGCTTCCCGTGGAGACTGCCCACCAGTCTCCATTTTCTAGTCGCTTTCGTTCGGTCGGGTCGATTTCCTGAAGCGCTCGGCGGTAGGAGTCTGGGTCGATGCCCGGGTTGTCGTCCAAGAAACTGGGGACAAAGATGCGCTCGTTTTCCGTGCCCTCCACGATGAACCGTTGTCTAACCCAGTTGGGTGCGGGGTTGGAGGCACACCTCATTCGGAGAGGGACTTCGGCGAGTGGACCACTGTTGGGTTTACGCAAACGGCTGAACATATAGCGGTAGTCGAATTCTCGGATTTCGGTGACCTCATCCATGCCAATCATTTGGAATTCGCTGGATTTGTATCGCAAGTAGTCATTTTGATTATTGAGGTATCCAAAAGTAATTCTTGCGCCAGAAGGAAAGGTTGCCACATAGGTGGACCCATTCCACCTGACTTCGTCGTATTCTTTAACCCAAGTAAGAAAACGATCCATAAGCGCGCCCGGAAGGGCTAGGTCGGCGTATGTCCGCCGGAAGAGGATTGCTGAATAATTTGGTACATCAACGTATTGAAGGGCGGCCATTAGTAGGGCGGAAGATTTACCTCCGCCTGCGGCGCCTCCAAACAGGGCTTCCAAGGCAGTTGATCGCAGGTATGTTTTTTGGGTCAGAGAGGGGGCTTCGGGACAGAATAGTGAAGGTTTAGGTTGGAGGAATTCGTAGATGTCTGACCAGTCTTTCATCATGTTGTACACTTTCTGTAAACGTGTGTCGATAGGTGCTTACCTAGGGACAGGATTTAAAGTTGTTTGATTTTAAAAGTCTACTAAACCGTTCAACCATTGCTCATGTGTGTATGGTTTCTTCTGTAATACTATTGGGGTTGGGTTTGGGCAAATTTCATACAGGCTTAGGGTTGGCCGGATGTGCGTTGGCCCTCGGCCTCTACGGCTTTCTGTTGGGTGCTGAATAAATATGGCGTGGAACTCCAGTAACAAGGCGATTAATCCAGATAGTAAGAAGTCTATCTCGGTTGGGGCTCCCGTAGCGTACAACGCTGGTCTTGTGGGCAAGCCATACAATGATAGTTGGGATATTGAGCGCGCTTATCGGGAGGGTTTGGCCAAGGTTGTTTGGGTCTATCGTGCTATTGATGCCATCGCCAGCAATCAGGCACGCTTGCCTGCTGCTTTTTTGAGAGACAACTCTCCTTTTGGTGAGAGGGTTCCACGCGATGAGGAAAATGAAGATTTAGCCACGCTGTTGAATCAAAAGTCGAATGATGGTGAAAGCGCGTTTGCTTTCAGGTATCGGGTTTCTGCTCAGTTGTTGATGAGCACCCGTGGGGTGTTTATTGAGATCGTTCGGGGGAGGGGTGGCCAGCCCGCCGCGTTGCATCTGTTGCCACCTCAAAGTACGGCTCCGATTCCAGACGAGAAAAAGTTTGTAGCAGCGTTTGAGGTTGAACTTCCCAATGGGAAGAAGCAGAAATTAAATCCAAAGAATGTGATTTGGATTAGGCGTCCGCATCCGCTAGATCCTTATCTGTCGATGACCCCGATGGAGTCGGCTGGGGTGGCGATTGAAGT